TTAGTTTTTTTAGTTTTATTTTTTTCTTTGTATAAAACTAATTTAGAGTTACTATTTTTAACTTTAGCATATGTTTTTTTTACACCATCTTTATTGGTATAAGAAAATTCTTCAGCATTATTTTTTCTTGCATTTTGAAGTGCTTGCATAAATCCATTTAATTTTCTTGGTGGCATTTTATTTTAATTAATAAATTAATTAATTTAATTTAAATATTTAAATAATTAAATTAAATTTTTCAATATAATAAATACTTTGTAAAAAACTATCAGCGAGATCATCTTTTTTTTTATGTAAATTAAAAAATTCTTTATAATTATTTAATTTTATATAATCTAAATATAATAATGTATAATCTATTGCTTTTTTCTTGTTAATACTATATTTTAATTTTGTATTATAATCTTTATTATCAATAATTTTTTTTAATTCTTTAAATTCGTTATTTAATAATAATCCAATTTTTAATTTATTTGAGGCATTAATTAATTTAATTAATTTAATATTTTTAATTAAATTTGTTTTTTGATATAAAAAAAATCCATAAATTAACATTTGGACACTTTTCATAACTGGATTTTTTAATACTGGTTGGTTTTCTAGTAATACTATATCAAATTCTTTATCCTTAAAAACCTCATTTAATTTTATATATAATCTTTTACTTAATTCATCTATATTAATACTTTTAACTTTTTCATTATCTTGTAATATATTTATAATATCCCAATCTATTATTTCAATTTTATTTATATTATTATTATTTAATTCTGATTTAACTAAACAATAAGATAAATTTTTAATACCTATATCAAATGATAATATCATTTTAATTAATTAATAAATAACAATAAATAAAAAAAATTTGAATTATTTTATATTATAAATAATATTTTAGTGTATTTTGTATTTAAATAACATTTGTATATTATTTAAATATTTAACATACTTATATAATTATCTATATAATCATTAATATTTAATTATTTAGTTATAAATTATAATGTTTCCATTAGAACCTGTATTTCAAAATGCTAAAAAACTTGGATTAACAAGATATTATCTAGGTTTTAACTGGATAGATATAGATGATACAGAAGATTTATTAATTAAAGAAGGTTTTAATGATATTCAAGAACGTACTAAAGAATTAGAAAAAGAATTAATTTTATTACAAAATTATAATTATAAAAATAAATTATCTTGTTTTAAAAAATTACATAATAAATTTAATAATAATAATAATATTAATAATATTAATATTCAAAAAAAAGATAATTTCTTAATTGTAAATGATGATGATGATATTATTAATGATACGATTGATAATTTAAGTTGTGATAGTGATGTAATTGTTAATAGTGATATTGATAGTTATGATAGTAGTGATGATAATATATCTGATGATTATGATGATAATAATAATGATAAGAAATCTGAAAAAAAAAATAATGAAAATAAAAAGAATATAAAGAAGATTAAAATTAAAAATAAGAAAAAAGTTAGAAAAGAAGATAATATAGATAAAATAATGCAAGAGATTAAAATAATTGAAAAAGAAAATGATGAAAAAACCAAGAAAGATTTAATAGAAAATGAAGAAAAATATAAAGAGATTCGTAAAAAAAAACATTATAAAAGTATTAAGAAATTAAAAAATAAAGTTAAAGAACACAAAGATAATGGTGATTTAGATATTATAGAAGCTAATCTAAAAACTAAACAAAATGATATTCACGAATATTTCTTTCACTTGAGAGAAGAAACCTTTTCTGAAGAACACACAGATATTAATTTTAAAAAATGTTTAATTAATTTAATTATAAATAATAAAAATAAATTTGATAATATTTGTAATATTATTGGTTGTGAAAAAATATATTTTGATGAAGAATTTAATCTTTTTAAATTATATGTTAAAAGAGATGATCCAGATAATTATCAAAGAATTATAAATGCAACTATTTTAATATCAAATGTAGTCGGTAAAATAAGAGGTAATATTAATAAAGCAACAAATTTTTTTAGAAAAACTGCTTTAGTTATGTAATATTTATTATAAAATGTTTATGTATATTTATGTATTTCTTTAAGATTATTTAAACAAAGATTGTAATTATTAGTTCTTAAAAATTTATGTAATATTAACATAAAATTATACCAGAATTTATCAGAATTTTTATAAAAAGTATTAAAATCTAAATTTTGATTTTTTATTAAATTACTATCTTGAAAATTGTATATATTATCATTTATAAATTGTTTATATTCTTTGTCTTTTTGTTTATAGAATTTTTCAAGAGCATTTATATATTTAGTTTTAAATAATTCATAATTATTAGAATGTTTTAAACCTACATTATATTCTACAATATAATAAAATTTTTCTATATAATAATTAGGTATATGTTGTATAAAATTAAGTTTTTGATAATTAATATATGGATTACATTTAATTAAATATTCTTTTTCTAATAAAATATCATCTGTGTTATCTACAAAAAATATTTTATTAATATCTAATGCGTCTTGTATATTATATCTTGTTTTTAATACATCAAATAAAATTGGTTTAATGTGATTTATACTTTTTTTATAAAAATATTCTTCGTATGTATTATTGTTTGAATTTTTTTTGATTTGTTTAAAAAATTTAATATAATCTCTAGTAAAAATAGGACGATTAAATTTAAATTGTATAATATTTTCTAATTCAGGTAATAATACACTAATCCAATCTTTTTCTGATGCTGTGTAAATAAATATTTCAATATTTTCATATTTTTGAATATAACTTATAAATTGTTTAAAATATGGTCTTAACAAAGTTGAATCTAAATTTTTTCTTAAACTATTTTTATAATTTGTTAAATTTATTTTTTTCATATTACTTTTACTTAATTCATTATTAATATCTTTTAATATCATCCATTCTATTCCATTAAATGATATATCTCCTATTATTGTATGGTCTAAATCAAATATAAATACAATAGGTTCATTCTCTTTTCTGTAATATTTATCGTCATATTTATTCATTATTTAACTATTATTAAATATATAATTCTATTTTATTATTAATAAAAATTAATTAAGAAAATTTTTTCAATTTTTTATAAATATAAAATATAATTGAAGAACATTAATTAAATAATTTAAAAACTAGATAATATAATAAATATAAATTAAAAATTTTAAATATATTTTAGATATGTTTGTAATATCGTTTCAAAAAAATAGACTTCTAGGAGGTTTTGGTGATAGAATTGTTGGTTTAATATCTGTTAAATTAATAAGTAAATTATTAAATAAAGATTTTTACATTTTGTGGGATAAAGAGAATATAAAAGAGTATTTTGATTATGATAAATATGATTATGATAAAATATCAAATGAAATACCAAAAATGATTAAAAGTGGTAATGATATAAAATTAAATAATTGTATTGATGAACAAAAAAGTTTTAAAAAATATTTAATGAATACTAATAATATTGAAGAATTTTTTCCACATACAATAAATTATTTTGAAGTTAATATGGAAATTTCTCAATATTTATACAAAAATAAATTGTTTGAAAACAGAAATTTTTTAAATGATATATTTGAGGAATATAGTAAATTATATACGGATATATTTAAACCGACAAATTATTTGATGAATAAAATAAATAGTTTAACATTAAATAAAAATAATATTGTTGGAATACAGATAAGATGTGGTGATTGTTATATGATAACAAATAGAAATGAAAGACATAAAACAAACAATCACGAAAATGTGGGAGAAAAATTAGTGAATATAAGAAAAATATGTAATGAAAAATATGGAAATGATTATTATGTATTTTTTACAACAGATAATATTGGGCTTTTGAATTATGTTATTAGAACTTTTAATAAATCACAAATTATTTATAATACAGATATAATACAACATTTAGATAGAAAATCAGTTATTAGTGATATATCTAAAATATTTGTTGACAGTTATATTCTGTCTCAAAAAACCGATTTATTATTTATAAGTTTTAATAGTAATTTTGGAAGAATTGCTGGTTTAAGTTGTAATCATAATAATATTTATAATTTTGTTGATAATAGTAAAATTAATAAAAAAGATTTATTATCAAAAGAAGAAATGTTATTTTAATTATTTTAAATTAATTTGCTTTGAATTTCTTGATAAGCATCAAATAAATTAATATAAAGGTCATATGGTGATTTTTGTGGAACAAAAAATTCATCACTTGTGTCTTGATTAATTGCTATATATTTTTTTAATTCAATACTATTTTCATCAATTAAATGTTTATATAAAATATTTAATTCTTTTTCTAAGAATTTTAATATTTGATTATAACAGCTATTAACTTTTATTTTTTGATAACAAATAAACATTTTATCTGTTTTATAATTAAGTAAATGATTAGTGTCTACAAAGGTTAAATAGTTCCAGAATTTAACTGCATCTTCGTTCCAAACTTCATTATAAATAATATTTTCAAAACCTTCTATGAGATAATTAATAGTAACATTCTGGTCTGTTTTTAATCTCAAACTATTATTATTTTTTTTGTAATGACCTTTTAAATCATATTTATTTATATAAGATTGATAAATTTTATATTCTATTTTTTCTTTTAATTTATCATCTAAGTTTTTAGTAATATTATTATTTTTATTATTATCATTGCAAATATTTTTATTTAAAAATTTATCAATGATAAAAACGTGTCCAGGAAAATGCATTGTATCTTTTTGGTTAAGATTAATTTTATTACTTTTATCCATTGTATTATTTGTAAGTAAAATATAATAAAAAAATCTGTCATCTTCAGGTACAGATAAATTAATTTTTAATTCATCTAAGATAGATTTTGATAATAATTTTTTTTGTGATAAAGAATTTAATTTATTAAATCTATTTTTAATAGAATCAACATCGCAATATTCTATTGTTGAAATATTTTCTTTTCCACTTAATAAATAAGTTAATACAACAGCAGTGTTTAAACATTTAGTTGTTCTCATATTAATATGATAACCATCTATTTTATAACTACATAATTGAACAAAAGAATCTAAATATTTCATTATAATTTCTGTAATTTCACAATTATTATAATTACAAATATCTCTATTCATTTTAATTAAATTTAATTTATTAATATTTAATTAAAATATTTTAAATATAAATTAAATAATTAATAGAATTAAATAAATTTATTTAAAAAAAAAAAAAAAAAAGATTTATACTATTTAAAAAGATGATTAAAACTGTTTTAAATTCAAGTTTACTTAAAATTGTATTAATTCTTTTAGCAATTGTTATAATGGGTAATTTATTTACATCAAAATTTATTAATAAAAATAATGTTGATAATTTTGAAACATTAACTGAAGAAAAACAAAAAATGAATGAATTTGAAACTAAATTAAGTGAAATCAATACAGAAATATCTAGTTTAAAAACAACTATAGATAATATTAATGATAGACTTAAAAGAGATTTTTTTAAAGTAAAACCTAAAAATTCTAAAAATTCTAAAAAATCTAAAAAATCATCTAAAAATGAAGAATACGAAAATGAAGAAGAAGATAGTGAAAATGAAGAAGATAGTGAAAATGATGAAGATGATAAACCTAAATCTACTGTTGAAAAATTTGCTCAACAATATGTTAAAGGGGTTTCAAATAACTTTGTAGGAGATTATATGATTTTAGAATAATAAATAATAAATAATAAATAATAAATAATAAATAATAAATAATAAATAATAAATAATAAATAATAAATAATAAAAAAAATTTTTTAAATATATATATTTCATAGAGCATAATCTCTAAATACTTTTAAAAATTTAAATAATTTTAAAAATTTAAATACTTTCAAGATATTTTTTATTAAATTTATTAATTAATTAATTAATAATTTAGATTTTATTAATATCAATAATATTTTTGATTCTATGTTCGGGTTGAATATATTTAATACCAAGAAATTCAAAAATATCATTCTCATTTTCAAATTGATGTTCAACAAATTCTCCCTTTTTTTCTCCATTTATATATTTAAGACCATATTCATTAAGTCTATATCCTTTTCCTAAACAATAATTACGTAAATCTATATTAAAATCACCACTACCTGTAAAATAGAGTAGAGTAAATGGATATGATTTTTGTTCTGAAAACACAATATCTATTCTTCTATAAATATTATTCAATTTACAAATACCCATAAATTTTTTATCACCTAGTGCCAATGTCTCTACTATATATTTTTTATTTTTAAGTTTCTTTATAATATGATTCAAAATTATTTTATTTTTTGAATCATCATTTGATGAAAACAAAATATCAATATCACCACTTGTTTTATTTTTACGACGATAAGAACCTGTTATTTTATATTTTAATTCAATATCTTTCAATTCTGTATTTGTTTTAAATTCTTCTTTAATCGTATTAATCTCATTATTAATAAAATTATCGTGCTGTTTCATTTCATCATAAGGAATCCTTTCAAGCAAATCATCATAATATTCCAATCCTATTTTTTGTTTTTTATTCAAAATTTTATTATCTTTATCTGTTTCAACCCTTCTTTTAAGCTGATTGATAGAATATATTTTCTCTTTTTCATATAAATCATTTGCCTTCTTAAATCCTACTCCATAAATATTTTTAAAATCATTTATTATTTTATGTTTTTTAATTGTAACATTATTAATATTTATTGGTATTTCTATATTATTGCCAAAGACACTAATATCATTAGTTTCAATATAACTAATAATTCTTTCTTTAATAGATGATTTTTTAATTTTCATTTCTTCAAATAATTTATTAAATTCATCCATTGTGTTTAAATCATTCCTATAATTTTGAATAGCATTAATAAATTTAATATAAGATTTATATTTAAAAATTTGGTCTTTAACACGAATCGCAGAAAGATTTAATTGATTCAATATTTCATCTTTAATATTATTTTCAGTTGATTCATTAATAGTCACCATATTATTATTCATTATTAATATTTATTAATTAATTAACTTGTTTATTAATTCAATTATTTAATTAATTCATTATATAAAAAAAATTTTTCAAATTTTTATTATAGAAACTATATAAACTATATAAACTAAAATAATTAATTAATAAATAAAAAGAATTAATTAATTAATAAAAAAGAATTAATTAATTAATTAAGAATATAATTTTTGTTATCTAAAATATCATAAATTTTAAATTTTAATTTAAGATTTTTTTTAATTAAATCACTTTTAGTAAAAATTTTAAGGTCATTTAATTTATCATTTGTTAATTTAATATGATAATGATACATATGTAATATATCTAAAAATATATCATTCATAAAATCTTCATATTGATAAATTTTATCAATTAATATTTTAATAAATTCTTTATTAATTATATTATTTTTAATTAAATAAATTATAATAAAAATTTTACCTTTGAATAATTTAATTTTTTTATTATTTTTACAAAATTTTTCATATGATTCAGAATTTTCTAATTTATTTTCATTTAAACTTTTATTTAAAAAAATTAAATTCCATTCTGATTCATCATCATTTTCTTTATTAGAATCATTTAAAAATTTATTAATTAATTCTATTAAATATATATAATTATAATTACTTAAATTATTCAAAATTATATTTAAATTTTCATTATTTTCTAATAATTCATTAAAATATTTAATAGAAAATTTATTTTTAATAAGAATAGAACTATATATAAAAATATATAAATTAGTAAAATTAGTTTGCTTATATGATACTTCAAATAGACTATCTATAATAATTTTATTATTATTATTTAAATCATTATTATTAGATATAAAATTAATTAAATCAAATTCATCTAAAATTTGTTTTGATAATTTTTCATAATTTTGTGATGATATTTTATTTAATAATGATAATATCTTGTTTTTATCTGTTTTAGGTTTATCTTTTTTTTTTTTAATTTGATTTAAAATACTTTGTTCAAGTTGTTTGTATTTTTCATCATTAATATCTACATTATAATTAATATTAGTATTTTTATTATTTTTATTATTTCTAATATTTTTTTTGTTAAATTTATAATTATTATAATTTTTTTTATAATTACGATTAGAACTATTTTGATAATTATATTTTAATCTATCAAAATTCTCTCTAGATTTATTAAATTTATTAAATTGTTTATAAAAACATTCATAAGAAGTAAAAATTAAATTTATTTTTTTTATTATATTTTCATTAATATTATATTTATTATTTAATTTATTTTCAATAATCACATAATTTTCAAATAAACTATCATAGTTCATTATAATTATATAATATATAAAATACGTTTTTTTAAATTATTTATAAAGTATATTATAATATAATAAAATTTTTTTAAATATGATTAATTTTTCATTAGAAAGAACAGAAAAATTAATCAAAGAAATCTATGAAACATTTAATATTTATAAAGCGGTTTTTTTAGTTAATGAAAATTATATTGATAATATTTATGAATATTTAATATCAAATTGTTTTTCTGTTTCTATTATAAATCATAATACTAATAAATTAGTTGAATTAGATAATTTTTTAACACATAAAACAAGAATATTATTAATTAATGAAGAAATTATAGAATTCTATAATGATGATGAATTTAATTTATTAATTAATAAATATTTAAAAAGTGAAATTAATGAACAAAAATTAAATAAATTTTTAGATTATAATGAAATAAAAAATTTATTTAGTGATATTAATTTAATCATATATATTGATATACCTCCTATGACTAATTTAAATTATTATAAAAAATTTGGTATGAAAGACTGGGATGATATAAACAAAATTATTTTATCTATTTAATTTTTTTTATTTAATTAATTAAATTAATTAATTAAATTAAGTTAAGTTTTTTTTTAAGATTCATATTCTCTCTAGCTGAATTTAAATAAAGTTCTCTTAATTGCATATTTTCTAATTTTAATTTATTATATTCTATTTGTATTTTATTTATATTTATTTTATATTCTTTTTCTTCTTTGTTAATTTCATAGGATTTGTGTCTTAAACTTTTTTTATGAGCATTATAAGTATTTTTATTTTTCCAATTAAAACCTGGATTACAATCACACGTTAAAACAGATACAATTTTATTATTATTTTCCATTATGATAATATTTTTATTATTTTTAATTGTATTTAATTGATTTGTATTTAATTGTATTAATTCTAATTATTATTAAATTAATTCAATTTTTAATAATGAAAATAATAATTTAAAAAAAATTATTTATTTAAAATAAATGGTAAAAAATTTATTAACAAAAACAAATATATTAATAGTAGTAAGTTTATTAGTTGTATTATTAGTTGTTCTTAATTTAAATACAATTAAAAATTTATTAAATTTTGAAAAAAAACAAATAGAAAACTTTAGTATGTTAGGAAAAACTCCTAATACTAAATATAAAATTGTATATTTTTATTCTAGTAATTGTAAATTTTGTCACGAATTTAATAAAATGTGGGAAGAATATACTAATAAAGTTAAAAGTGATGAATTATTAAAAGATAAAATAGAATTTATGAAAAAAAATATTGATTCACCTGATGTTTTAAATTTTATAGCATCTTCTAATTCAATAAATGAAGAAAGTTTTGGTGTTCCAGAAGTTATTATATTTACAAATCAATTAGATCCTGTTACTAAAGTAAATAAAGTTGCAAAAATATCTGTAGTTAATAATGATGGTGAAACAACTGATACTATAGAAGCAATTTATTCAAAAAGACAAGCAAGAAGAAATTTAGTTAATTTAATGAATTTTACATATACTTTTACTAAAGAAAAATTATATTAAATTAATTATTTAATTAAATAATTTTAATAAAATTATCATTTTTTGCATAATTATAATAATATTCTATGATTTCATCATTTAATATATAATTATTATGTTCATTTTTTATAATTTCATTTAAAATTTTACTTTCAGTTTTAATAATTTTATTTAAATCTATTTTATAAATTTTAAATTTATTAAATTCTTTATTTTCTAAATTATTAAATAATTTAGAATTATTTTTTATTAATCCGCATATTATATAATAAATGTATTCAAAAATATTATTATATTTATTTTTTTCAATATTATAGTCAATATATACACCTATTGTGTCTAAATAATTATTTTTAAAATAGTTTAAAGGAAATTCATAATATAAAGCACCATCAACATAAAGACAATCATTATATTTAATCGGTTTTGCTATAATAGGTATTGCACAACTCATACAAACTGCATCTATAATATTTAATTCAGGTGTATTATTAATATCACAATATTCTAATTTATGTTTAGTTATATTTGATACAGTTGTAATAAAATTTTTACCATATAATTTAGCACATTCAATAAATGTTAATTTATTTTTATTTAATTTAATTTTTAAATGTTTAGTTAATATTTTAAATAAAATATTCATATCTAATAATCCATTATTAAAATATAATTTAATTAAATATTCATCAATATTATTTAATATATCATATTCATTTTGTATTAAATTTAAAAATTCATTAAATTCATCTTTAAAAATTTTATAAATTTCATCAATAGAATAATTAATTAATAAAAAAAAATTTATTATTGTTCCAACAGAACATCCAATATATTCTTTTATATTTTTTATATCATTTTCTATTGTTTTTAAATAACCTAATATTATAAATCCTTTTAAATCACCTGAACACAACACTAAATTTTTATACATTTTTATTAATTAATTAATTAAATTTAAAATAGATTATAATGATAATATTAATAATATTATAAAAATATTAAATAATATAGAATGGATATAGAAGTAGGTGGTGGTTCATATGAAAACAAACCATTAAAAGTAAATATATATGATTTATATAGAAATATAAATGAAAAAAAAGAAAAAAAATTATCTAATTTTAATGAGATATTATATAAAATTCATAACAAAATAAAGAAAGCAGCAGAAGTAGAGAAATATAATATAGTATATCAAGTACCTGAATTTATTTTTGGTATACCAAATTATAGTTTAGATAAATGTACGGCATATTTAATAAAAGAACTAAGAAGTAATGGATTTCTTGTAAGATATTATTTTCCTAAAATATTATATGTTTCTTGGAACCCTATTGAAATTAAAAAATATAAAAAAGAAAAAGCTTTAGGCTTAAACGAAAAATTTAAATCTACTAAACAAAATTTATATGAATTAACTGATTTAAATAATAATTATAAAAACTCTAGAATTGATATCGATAAAAAAATTACAAATAATAAAACAAACAGCATCGTAGAATACCAAAATAATCCCCACAACAACTTGTTTAATCTTAAAGGAGAAAGTACACAATATAAATCAGAAGTGTTTAAACCTATATTACAATATGACCCCAATGTTATACCCACATATAATTATTATGCATATAGCTCATTAAATCAAAATGTTGTAAATGATACTAGACAAGATATTAATATACAAAATTCAATGCAAAATTCAATGCAAAATTCAATACAAAATCAAGGATATAATTCAAATGGAATTGATAACTTATCTATAAATAATAATAATTTTATAGAACCAAATGTAAAATCAATAATAGATATTGAAAATGATTTTAATAATAATTATAATAATAATAATAATAATAATATAAAAAATAAAAAAAATAAAGGATTTACTGAAGAGAAATTTAATAAATATCTTAAAAAAAAGGAAGAAAAAAATAAAGAAATAATGATAAATAATACACATATAACAAGAGAGTCTTTAGAACAATATCATAATGATATAAATGATTATTATGATGAAAAACCTAAAATACCATTTAAAAATTCTATACAAAATTCTAAAGGAAAATTTGTTTTAGATTTAACTTAATAATAATTATTAAATTTAAGTTTTAGTTAAATAAATTAAAAATTAAAAAATTATAAAATATAAATATATTAAAAATGACCGTATTAAATGGTTACGCTGATTTAAATGAGGTATATGGTTCAGATTTTTCAAAAAAGAAAAAAAAAATTAAAAAATTAAAACAACCTGCTTGTGATTATTATTCTAAAAAATATAAAGATGGTAATGTTGAACCATCACATTCTAATGCATTTGTAAATGAACACGCAAGTTATCAAATTGGTGAAAATAGCAATGAAATTGCAGGTACAGATTTAAAATCAAAATATGATGTTAAAAAAAGAACCTCATCTAAATATAAAGAATATATTGATAATGAAGAAGAATTAGATTATTTTGATAAACTTTATAGAGAACACGAACATCAACCTCTTGAAAACACCGATGGTAACAATATTATGAATTATAAAGAATTACAAGAAGAAGATGAAGAAGATGATGATAAAAAAGATAAAATGAAAATAAAAAGAAGAATTAAAGTTGACACATTAGGTAGACCTAATCAACACCCATATTATTTAAAAGATGAAGAAGATGAATATTCTCCAGACAAACATTATTTAGATTTTGGATTATTTTTAATAAGCGGTATATTACTTATTTTTATACTCGAACAATTTGTTCGATTAGGTATTCAAATACGTGAAAAACACTTAAATTTAAATAGACAACAACCTATGTATTATGTACAACAACCTGTACAACCTGTACAACCTGTACAACCTGTACAATATCAACAAATGCCTTTAAATAGACCTCCAACTATGCAACAAGGAGGTAATCCTAATTTTGTTCAATCTATGAACGAAATAAATAATTCTATGAATATGCAATATAATATGAATGGTATGAATACTATGAATGGTGGTAGCGTTTATGCTAACACAACTAGTAATTATCATCAAGAATATCCAAATTTAAGACCCAATAGTGTTATGACTAATAACACTTTTCAACCTATATAAATTAATTAATTAATAAACTAATAAAAAAACTAATTAATTAATTAATTAAATTAAATAAAAAATTTAATTAAATTAATAAAATGAATTGTTTTAACAAAAAAAATATTGATTTGTTAATTTTTATTATTTTATTTTATATTATTTTAAATTATAGTTTAAATATTTCTTCAATATATCCAACTTATTTATTAGAACTATTTGAAGAAAAAATAGTAAAAATAATTCTTTATTTTATATTATTTTTATTAGTAAACTATAATAAAATTTTGGGATTACAATATTTAATTATATTATTAACATTAGAATTAGATGTTCTTTTGTTTTATCAAGAACATAATTAAAATTAATTAATTAATTAAAATAAGTAAATAAAATTTAATAATAAATTAATAAAATAAATGAAAAACAATAAAAATTTTTTAAATTATCAAAAAGATTTATTTGATAATATATTAAAATTAAATGGAAGTAAGTTTATGGCAGGAGTATCATTATTAATGTTAAATTTAGGAAGTAAATATTTAATAATGGATTTAGCAGAAGGAACAAATCAATTACTTAAATTAAAAATAATAAGAAGAATAACTTTATTTTGTTTGTTTTTTGTAGCAACACGTCATATAATTGCAAGTGTATTATTAAGTGCAGGATTTATTATATTTACACAAGGTTTGTTCAATGAAAAATCTAAATACTGTATATTACCTAAAAATTTAAAAAATTTAACAATTGATAAAAAAGATTATGAAACAGCAAAAAATATTGTAAAAAATTATGAAGAACAAGCAGATAATCCAAATAATAGAAATAATAATAATGATTTATTTTTAAATATTAAAGAACACTCAAAAAAAAATAATAATTATCTTTTAAATAAAAATCAATTAATTAATTAATTATAATTATTAATAATTATAAATTATATATTTTAATATAAATTATTTAATATGAATAATTTAATAACACTTTTGAATTTAATATTATCAATATTTTTAGTAATAATAAGTATATATGTATATAATAAAATTAATAATTTAACACTATATGATAAAAACAATCAAACACAACTATATGGTTTAGTAAAAGATTTAAATAATAATTCTGATAAATTAGAAGAACAAATTATTAATAATATGGATGATATAGATAGATTAGAAGATACAACTGCATTAATGGAGAGTGATATAGCAGCTTTACAAACAACTGAATAAAAATGATTATTAAATAAAATTTATTATTAAATAACGTATGTTTTAAGATGACCAACTCTGATAGTGGTATCAACATAAATTTCAAAACCAGCTTTTAATATTTTTTTACAAAATGACACGTCTTCGCTACATATATCTCTGTATTGTTTATGTTCAAGTCTTTCACTTTCAAACCATGGATATTGTATTTTTTCAATAACTCCCTTTTTTATTAACATCCATCCTAAACCACTATAAGAAACTTTTAAAAATTTATTATCAATTAATTCACAATTATTTCTTTTATTTTCTAAAATTGTATCATCTAAGAATTGAAAAGTTCCATTATTTTCCCAATAATTTAAATCCCAATTTTCAACAACAGCATATTTAGTACCACCTTCCATTTTATATAATCCACAAACAACATCTTTATTTGCGACTAGTAATTTAATAAAATTTTGTACAGAAAATATAATATCACTATCTATCCACATTATATAGTCATAATCAATTTTTCCATCAAAAGGTTTTTGGTCAGGACCTCTTCTATTATCACCACATAAACAACTTGAACGAGCAAAATGAACCATGCTACTATATTTTTGTGATATTATAACTTTAATATCTTGTTTTATACACCATTGTAATAATTCAGACCATGCTGTTAAAAATTTACCAGAAAAATTATTACCAGGTAAACAAAATACTATTTTTAAATTCCTCTTTTCTTCATTCATTTATTTTTGTTTTCAATTTAAATAAATAAATTTTATTAAATTTTAAATAATTTATTCTTAAAATAAAATAAACATTAAATTAAATTATGACTAATAGAATTACAAATAGTGAAATGGATGAAATTTTAGAAAAAATAGATTTTTCTTATCCTTTGTCTATTAAAAATATTTCAAATCAATTTAATAATTTATATTCTAAAGACAAATCAAAAAAAGTTAAAAGAGATTATCTAATTTATTATTTATGCAAATCTAATAAATATAGAAGAGTTGAACCAATTGAATTATCATCTAATAAACACAAAGTAAGTGTTTGGACAAAAGTTTAAAATTCGTAAATTATAAAATAAAAATAATATAAAGAATTAATTAATATAATAATATGTTTAATAAATTTTTTATATTTTCAAATAATATTAATACTAGAATGTGTAAAATTAATTTACCTTTTACATTATATAGAAAAAAAAATAGTTTTTTAAATTTTTTTTCAAGCAAAAAAAATAATAAATTAGAAAAAACAAATAAAGAAAATAAATCTGATTTATCTAATGATAATAACGCTGAAACAGATTATAAATATTTAAAAATAGAAGAAATTGAAATGGATGATGAAAATATTAGGTCTCCTGTAATCAAAGAATATTTTATATAAAAATATAAATAATTAAAAATAAATATTAATATTAATTATACTAATGATACAAGAAATTGGTTATTTATTATTATATATTGCTGGATTTGGTTTTTCTGATTATATTGTTAAATATTATAAATTAAAATATATAAATTATTTATTATATTATCTATTTATTTTAATATTAGGTTTAATATTAATAAATAAACAAAAAATTAATAATAAAAAATTGTTAATATAAATATAATAAAAATTATTTTATTAAAATTTAAGAATATGATTATTATTTTTATAATTTTTGAATAGAATAAGAAAAAGTTTAGTTCTTAATTAACTCTTTCTTATTTTTTTTTGTTTTTTTTAGTTTTCTTGATCATTTTCATCCTCACTGCTGCTGGTGTCATCACTGTCTTCTCCTGCGTCGTTTTGCTCTTCACTGCTGCTAGCGCCATCATCGTGTTCTGCGTTGTCATTTTCTTGTTGTGCGTTGAAAAAACTGATTTCTTGTTCAATCATCTTTTGCAGTTCTTTGGCGTGAAAAGGGCTTTCATTGATTTTTTCGAGGATGAACTTGCAGAGTTTGAAGTGACTTCCACGTCCAGTGAATCCGGCGTCTTCTTTTTCTTCTTCGGTGAGGAGCAAATCTTTGAACTTTTCCTGAAAGTCCATGGTCTTGTAGTGCGACACGATGACAGAGAAAGCGGTTGGCTTTGTCTTCTTCTTTTGTGTTTTTGTGGTGGATTTCTTCTTTGATTTCTTCGGTTTGTCAGATTTGTTGAGCTGAAGCTTTTGAATAAACTGCTCTTTGAGCGATGTGATTTCTTCTTCGTTTTGTTGAAGAGCGGAGTTTTTCAGAAGTTCTGCGACAAAAGAGGTGAGGATTTCTTGTTGTTGATTCTTCACTTCCGTGATGACAAGAGTGTTGAAGTTTTCAATGAGAGAGACCATTTTGAAAGTTGCGGTTTTTGGTATACACACTAGTATTTGTTAATTAGCTAAGAAATTTTGATATATTAAAATTCAAATTTTTAAAATATAAAAAATTTGAATTTATTTGATTTATATTATAAATAATATAAACAATATAAACAATATAAACAATATAAATAATATAAACAATATAAATAATATAAATAATATAAATAATATATTATTTTTATAAAAATAATTTTTTAAATTATATATTTTTTTATTTTTTAATATATTATTAAAAAATTGCTTAATTGGAATAAGCTAAACCACCCATACCGGACATAACGCGAAGTACGTTGTAGTTAACAGCATATATATTAACAGTGTTACTGTTATTAGCAATTTTAAGTTGAGCGTTATCAATTCTTGAGAAATTGCAAGTACCCGATGGCTGATGTTCTTCGGGTTTAAGGGCGAATGAGTATACAGCAATTTGTGCTGCGGAAGCTTTTAATGAAGCAGCAGCTACTATAGTTGCAGAACAATCGAGAGGTGTACCAGTGTGGTGTTGCCATACTTGTGTTTGTGTAAAATATTCACGGGGTCTTTCGGCAAATCGGTCGTGACCATTAAGAACAAGTTTTGTATTTCCTGCACTTAAATTACTTCTAATACCATCAACACTAACAGCACCTGTCCATACAAGTTCTTTGACGGGATGATTGAAGTTAAGGTCAATGGAAGAACCACTGTTCGAGGTGTGTTGAAGTTGTTCAATAAGATATTCGTGCGAAACTTGAGCGAAACGTCTGCGTTCATCAGTATCAAGATAGATATAGTCAGCCCAAAGTTTTGTATCATTAGAATTGAGAGTAACACCTGTAGGTGATGCAAATGAGACACTTATTTTAACTTCGTGGTATTGAAGAGCAATTAATGGAAGAGCAAGACCAGGATTGCGATTGAACCAGAATTGAAGTGGTACACGGCATACTACACTTGTATCAGTTAGTGAATCATTTTGATCACTATCTGTTCTAGTCATACCAACACCGCCAGCACAAGCGAGATTTTGGAAACGAGTACCACTTCCTGCAGAATCTATAACACCCATAACACCTGCAGAATTTGGTTCAGTAAGTTCAGCCCAGGCTTCCATCCAGTGACCCCAGTGTTTATCAATTTGTTGACCACCAATTTGAACTTCAATTTCATTAATAATAGCGTGTCCAACATTCAATCCCTGGAAAGAACCAGTAGTATCATTTCTTTCTACTGTTAAATCGGCTTCAAGATACATACGGCCTACAAGATCACCATTGCGCGAAATAGTAGATGTAACTTTGTTTCCAACTGCAACAGCACCATTAATTGTTTGATCAACTGCTTCCATAGCAAAGTTAGTGTGACGACGGTAGACAACTTTGAAAAAGGTAATTTGAGGATTACCTGTAAGATAGATATCTTGAGCACCATAGGCAACGAGTTGCATTAAACCTCCTCCCATTTTTATATATTATATAAAGAAAAAAATTTTAAAAATTAAACAATAATTAAATATATTTTTATATATTTTATTAAAAAAATAATTATTTTTGATTTTATGTTTAGTTGGAATAAGCCAAACCACCCATACCAGACATAACACGGAGTACGTTGTAGTTGACAGCATATACATTAATTGTGTTAGTGCCTGCTGTATTGCCATTACCAGCAATTTTAAGTTGAGCGTTATCAATTCTTGAGAAATTGCAAGTACCCGATGGTTGGTGTTCTTCGGGTTTAAGGGCGAATGAGTAAACAGCAATTTCATCAACAGAAGCTTTTAAAGCTCCTGCAGTACCATCAGCACAGTTTACAGGTGTACCAGTGTGGTGTTGCCATACTTGTGTTTGTGTGAAATATTGAGGGGGTCTTTCGGCAAATCGGTCGTGTCCATTAAGAACAAGTTTGGTATTTCCACTTGGAAGTACTGTTCTAGTACCATCACTCGCAACATTACCAGTCCATACAAGTTCTTTGACGGGGTGATTGAAGTTAAGGTCAATCGATGGACCAGTGTTTGATGTGTGTTGAACTTGTTCAATCAAGTATTCGTGAGAAACTTGAGCGAAACGTCTGCGTTCATCAGTATCAAGATAGATGTAGTCAGCCCAAAGTTCAACATTAGAAGGAGTAATTTCAGCATTGGCAAATGTTACACTAACTTTAACTTCGTGGTATTGAAGAGCAATTAATGGAAGAGCAAGACCAGGATTGCGGTTGAACCAGAATTGAAGAGGAACACGGCATTTAGGATTATCACTTGCTGAAGCTAATGAACCACCAGCACGAGCAAGATTTTGGAAGCGGGTACCTGCACTATTAGCTGCATCACCTAAAACACCAGCATCATTTGATTCAGTGAGTTCAGCCCAGACTTCCATCCAGTGACCCCAGTGTTTATCGATTTGTTGACCACCAATTTGGACTTCAACTTCAGAAAGTGCAGTATGACCAGGATTGTAATTAGAATCAGTGATTGTAGTATCAAATTCAAGATACATACGGCCAACGAGATCACCATTGCGCGAAACAGTAGATGTAACTTTGGCACCTTTACCTGCAGTACCATTAATAGTTTGGTCTACAGATTCCATAGCAAAGTTGGTGTGACGACGGTAGACAACTTTAAAAAAGGTAATTTGAGGATTACCAGTAAGATAGATATCTTGAGCACCATAGGCAACGAGTTGCATTAAACCTCCTCCCATTTTTATATATTATATAAAGAAAAAAAAAAATTAAAAAATAACTTAAAAATTAATTTAAGGAATTTTTAAATTTAAAATAAAATTAATGAAAACAACAAAAAAAAATAAAAGAAAATGTAATTATGAAAAAACAACACATACATTAGATATTTGTCACGAAAAACAATTAAAAGAATTTGAAAATAAATATAATAATATTGAAAAATTAACAAAAGATAAAAA